TCCAACTCTGCGCCATCCGCCACTGCCTCGCGCGCGACCCAGTCGGCGACGGAGATACCAGCCTGTTTCCCAGTCGCTGGAACCAGGTGTCTGATCCCGTCCAACCGTTTTCGCGTGCGAGCGGCCTCCGCGGCCGACTTGACAGTAGTGCGAGTGCTCGTCGGCCCTCCCAGGAGGTAGCATGCCGCGGTGACTCTTGTCGCGCGGCCGCTGCCACCGCCCCCGTGGGCGGTCTTCCCGGGAGGGCCCAGAGCAAAGCGGAGTTGGGTTCGCCTCGCCAAGCGGCGGATTGGTCCGGGCGTAGGACGGAAGTGCTCCGGCACCTTCCCTTCTGCAAAGTCCCGCAGTCTGTCGCACACGAGGTGGCCTCTGTCCCCCTCCAGGCTCTTGACGCCGGATGCTTCTCCGAGGCGTAGGTACGGCCAGAGCCGGACTTCGGTCCGGCCTGTCTGTGCCTCTGCGGCGGTACACTGCTTTGAGCTGCGGCCCCGCTGACCCACCAGGGTCTGCAGGCCGAAGTGCTCGCAGAATACCGCCGCCCTGCCCCGGAAGCTCTTGCGTCGGTTCGGCACCAGCCGGGCCCGCTCCAAGCGGGCTTCGAAGCGGTCGCACCCCTCCCTCGTCCAGCAGGCCACGATGTCGTCGCCGTTGATTTGGTACGACCCGACTGGCCCACTCCGTCGCGCTGCCCAGGCAACCAGCAGTGACATGACGGTCCAGCTTGGCCCCAGTCCCATGAGGGCCCCCGAGGTGAGAGGGAGACCGTCCAGATGCTCCGCCCCTTCCGAGCCGCTCTCGAGGACCATGTCCCCGGTGATTGCATCCACCGCCCGCACCATCCAGGTGGGTGCCGCCGTGGCCAGCAGAGCAGTTCGGAGCACGAGCCGAGCCGTCGAGGATGAGATCGGGTCCGTCCCCTTGGAAAGGTCCCCGCTGTATGCCATGCAGGTAGGACTCGCGCCCACCACGGCAACCGGTTTGTTTCGCAACATCCGGGAGTTCGACTGGACATCCCGCAGACGGGCCAGCAAGAAAGAGCTGATTCCCCGAGCGGCCATGACCACATGCAGCGGGTGCACTGTAGCATTCCGGATCTTCCCATGGGATTCCTCGAAGGAAGTAAGCCGGGCCTTGGTCGTGCCGCCCCGCGCGCACTCTTCGCAGGCCTTGCGCACCGTCGCGAGGCCACCGCGCGCCACCGCCTCCACATCCGTGCGGAGAGGTGCCCTCCCGAAGACAGGTATGAAGCCACAATGGCGGGCTGCCTCGAGGTAACTCGGGGGATCCCAGCCAGGCTGATGATCGGTCTCGGGCGGGCACCACCGGTCGCCGGGCTGCACAGTCTCCAGGTAGCGACGCCAGCGTTCGACGCCGTACTGAGCGTCGGTCTTCGGACCGACACTCGCCATGGCGCCGAAGGGTAGAGCTGCCTGTGTAGACAGGTGTAGTCCGCCGTCGGGGCGGCGCGACCCCCAGGTTGGAGTAGGCACCGCCGAAGCCCGCGACCACGGGGAGGCCGCCCATGCGGCCCCCTCCGCGGGTGTTGGTGTCTGCAAGGTTCTTCGGAACCCTCCGACTGGCCCCTCCGGGGTGTTCGGCACCAGCCGCCGCGTCCCCCAGCCCACGTATCGCTGGGCGCCTCCCTGGTACGAACCGGGGACCCGCCCACGCTGGAGTGACGCCGCGCCGAACGCCCCGCTTGCCCTTCCCTCGATCCACCTCGATGATGGCGCCCCCATTGTTGCCACCCCGGTGACCACTGTGTCGCTGGGAGTTGGTGACGGCTGGGAGCGTGCCGCATCGAGGCGGGCCCTTTCTCGGGACACGAGCGCCAAGACCGCAGCCTTCGCAGTCCGGAATTTCCGCAGACCGTCGGATTCGACCTTCCACTCGGCATCTGCGGCGGCCTTCTGGCCTCCGCATCGCCGACCCGCAGAGCTGCACGCGTGGGTATTTGGCGCAGGCATCCGGCACCCTCGGGTGCCGTTGTGCCGGCTTGCCACCTCGCGTACAAACTCTTCGATGGAGCGTCGGTCCTTCGCGGAAATCTCGGACTTGGCACCCGTGAGTCGCTCGGCTGCTGCCTTCTGGGCAGCGCGTAGGCCTTCTCCGGTCGCGTGACTCTTGAAAGCCCGATCCAGGCCGCTCGCCAGGAACAACCGCTCTTTGGTTGTCCCCCGGCCGTACCCTCCCCGGGGCGAGTTGGCACAGGCTTTCGATCTGCGGTAGAAGCACCAATCCTTGATCGTATCGTCCGTGTGGCAGATACCCCACAGTAGGACCAGGAAACCGTGCTGATGCCGCAGACTTTCGCGCGACCGATCCCCCAGCCGGATGGCCCCGTATGCCAGCTCGTATGCTGCGAGTAGATGGTCCCAATTGATGAGGACCTCGTAGAACGAGCGCAGGGGTCTCTGGCCCGA